TTAAGTATAAATAAAGGGGATAGAGATATTCCCTTTTTTATTAGGTGAACTAATGGTAACTGATTTTGAGTTTGATGTAAACGGAAAAACGATTTCTTATTCAGGTAATAGTAATTTAAAACCATGTAAGTGTGTTCTCGAATATACCAAAGAACATGTCGAAGAAATCATAAGATGTAAAAATAACTGGAAGTACTTTGCACAAACGTACTATCACATAACCTCTCTTGATGAAGGTATCATAAAAGTAAAGACAAGATTTTATCAAGACAATATAATCAACAACTTTATTAACAACAGATTCAATATTGTTCTAGCTTCTCGTCAGTGCGGCAAGTCTACTTCATATGAAATTTTTTGTCTATGGTATATCCTTTTCAATGAAGCAAAGACTGTTGCGATCCTGGCAAATAAGTTAGATACTTCTGTTGGTATTCTTGCAAAGATCAAAATGGCATATGAATTGTTGCCTAAGTTTCTTCAGCAAGGTATTAAGAAATGGAATGAACGATCAATTGAATTGGAGAATGGATGTAAGATTCTTGCATCTGCTACTTCGTCTTCTGCTATTCGTTCTAAGTCTGTCAATGTTTTAATTCTTGATGAAATGGGATTTGTATTTCCGAAACAATGGTCTAAGTTTTATTCTTCTGTATATCCTACTATATCTTCTTCTCTCGAATCTAAGATTATAATTGTAAGTACTCCAAACGGATTGAATCAGTTTTATAAATTCTGGACTGATGCTATCAATGGGAAAGATGATGTTGCTGGTAAAGGAAATATGTTTGTTCCTTATCGAGTTGATTGGTGGGAAGTTCCTGGTAGAGATCAGAAGTGGAAGGAAGAAACCATTGCTAATACTTCTGAAAGAGAATTTGCTTCTGAGTTTGGAAATGACTTCTTAGGTTCTTCAAGAACCTTGATCGAAGCTCATATATTGAATACAATCACACAATTTCCTTCAATATATCCAATGGGATTGAAAGTAGATTCGAGATACTTGCCTTTCATAAAAGTATATGATAATCCTGTTCCTGGTCACATCTATAGTTTAGGAGTAGATTCGTCAGAAATGATGGAAGAAACTGTAGGAGATGCAATAGCTCTTCAAGTTTTAGATATAACATCTACTCCTTATATTCAAGTTGCTACTTGTCATATCAAAGAAGGTATTACTTATTTTGAAGTACCAGAAATTGCTGTTCAATTAGGAAAATATTACAATAATGCTTATATGTTCATTGAAGCAAACTCAACTGGATTGGAAATTGCTAACTTAATCGTAGATGATTTTGAATATGAAAACGTTTACTATGGACAGAAATCACCTTTGCCTGGAATAAAAACTACAGCTAAGACAAAACGTATAGGGTGTTCGAACTTAAAGATGCTTGTAGAGGGCCAACATTTGATCCTAAAGGACTCTGACACCATTAGTCAACTCACTACCTTCACTAAAAAGAAAAAGTCTTATGGAGGAGATTCAGGTTATTTAGATGATGCTGTTATGGCACTGATAGTTTCTTTATATTTCATCAACGATAAACAATCTGTAGATGGAATTGTACCAGCAGATTTTGTTATAAAAACTTTTCAAGAGCATAAAGACAATGACGGAACAAGTGTAATCATCAATCCTGATTCTTGTGGTGATGCTGTCTTAGATGAAATGGAAAGGGCGAAAGAATCTATGAAAGATTTTATGTGGATGTTTAATAAATAATATAAACAGAAACAAAAACAGAAAAGGAGTTTACTATGGAAACAACACATTTTTATGGATGGAAACCTCAAGTTCCTGACTTTAGAGATCATCAGTTCTGTCAATTGGTTGCACCACAAGCTTTACCTCCAGCTATTGATTTGCGTCCTGAATGTCCACTGATATATGATCAAGGACAGCTAGGTTCGTGTACAGCAAATGCTCTCGGTGGTGCTGTCGAATTTGATCTTATGAAAGAAAAATTGCCTGTGTTTATGCCGTCCAGACTTTTCATTTATTATAATGAAAGAGCTAAAGAAGGAACAGTAAGTCAAGATGCTGGTGCTGCAATTAGAGATGGTATTAAATCTCTTAATACACTTGGAGTATGTCCTGAAACTATGTGGGCATATAATATTCAAGAATTTGCTACTAAACCTACTGATGCTTGTTATCAAGATGCAAAGTCATTCTTGGCTCTTGCATATAAAGCAATAGATAATACTCACATTGTCAATTTGAAATCTGCATTAGCACAAAAATTTCCTATTGTATGTGGTATAACTCTTTATGAAAGCTTTGAATCAGATTATGTATCATCTACTGGAAAAGTAAATATGCCATCTCCTCATGAATCTTGTTTGGGTGGTCATGCTGTTATGTGTGTTGGATACGATGATCATTCACAACGATTCGTTATGAGAAACTCTTGGGGTACTGATTGGGGAATGAAGGGGTATTTTACATTACCTTATGCATACTTAACTAATTCAAACTTAGCATCTGACTTTTGGGTTATAAGTCAAGTCAAGTAAACCATAATTTATATTTATAAAAAATAAAACGATATAGGTTTTGATACAAAAGTTTTGGATTTTTATAAATAAAATAAAACCTATACTATAAGGAGAAACAATAAATGGCTTCTATAAATTATGGAACTTTTTCTCTAAGCCCTGCTGTTAAAACATTTGAAATTGATCAGTCAGGTTATACTGCTAATCCTCAATCTTCACTAACAGGATTTGTTATTGCTGCTGAGAATGGTCCAAGTAACAAACTGCTTGCTATGACAAATGAATCTGATATGACAACTGCGTTTGGTATTCCTACAACTCATAACTACCTGGATTGGTATAACTGCTGGAACTTCTTACAGTATGCACAAACAGCATATGCTGTTCGTCCTATGAATACTTCTGTAAAGAATGCTGGTGTTGCTCTTACCGGATCATATCCTAATGGATATACACAGAACGATACTCCTGAAGAAAATCTTTACAATTCAACTGTTGCAGAAATTACCTTGCAAGATATGTTAGTTTCTGATAAACTTACATTCTTTAATCGTTATGTTACTCCTACTCAAAGTTTAGGACTTTCGGTTTGTTCTACATCTACTTACTGGAATTCTCCTATAGCAAATGAGTTTTTTGCAACAGCAACTATCGATGCGACTAAAGATGCTAATCTGAATAATATTGGTGGAGCTTTTCTTGCTTCTGGTGAGATCACTCTTACTGGTAGCAATACTCTTAAAATAGGTTCTCAGTTCAATGGTAACGGTAAATTGTTTACAGTATTAAATGTGGTATCTACTGGTACACCAAACATAGTTGTGAATGGCCCTGTTGTTGCTGGAGATATTTCTGATTATTACGGAACAGTAAAAACTCTCACAACTGTTGACTTTAGTGATCCAACAGTAGATGTTGTGTTCGATGGAACTAAACGTTTCAGTTTGAATCTGTACAATGTATTTTCATTCAACGATACAAATGTTGTGAACGGAACAGACTGTGGACTTTACTATGTATCAGATATAGTTTATCCGGTTTCTGTTGGTGGAGATTATACTGTTACATTTACTAAAGCTCTTCTGATAGGTGCTTCGACTACTGCTACATTGTCAGCGGCACAAGAAATTTATTCTAACTCTGATTATTATTTCTTTACTCCTTCTGATGATTATTTGGTAGGAGACTACAATCCGGTTGTATCAGGAAGTCAAGCAGGATATAGTATTCCTGCTGGAACTACAACAATCAAAGTAAAGAGTGGATTCAATTATCCTGTAGGTACAGAGATTAAATTCATTTCTGATGGAACATTCTTTGTTAGCAATTCTCCTGATACTCTTCCAGGTCTTGTTGTTGGTGGTACATACAACTACGAAATCATTTCTATAGATCGTTCTAACAATACTATTACTTTAGATGACGGTCTTGCTCAACCTCTTGGAATAGCTACTGGAGATTCTATAACAGATATCGTAACACATTCTACTATTCTTCGTGGTATCAATCTTTATAGCACAGTGTTTGATAACTCTATTATATCAACCACTCCTACAAGATATATCGATGCTGCAACTCTTCAAGAAGTTGCTGTTAATGCAGAATCGTTAGTTAAATTTAGTGAACTGTTTGAATATGTTCCTAACTGGTTGAATGGAGAATTCGTAACAGTTATCTGTAAGAAAAATGCTTCCGGTCTATTTGGTATTGTTGAAACACAACTTGCCTCTTATAATACTAAAGCAAGAGATTATGCAAACAACAACGAATTTGCTGATGAAGTATTCTTCTACGGTTCAAATTATATGTATGTTAAAACTTCTACCGATCAAGAATTAGATTTAGTTGATACTGCAAATCTTCCTTTGATTCAACTTGTTTCTAGTGGTGGAACTGTAGTAAATAGTGCTAACGTATTCGGTACTGTTTATCCTGTATATCTTGACAACAACGGTCTGATTGATCTTACAAAAGATATAACTAATACTCCTCCTCAAGGTGTATACAATCCTAATGGTTATACTTTAGGAGACTTCCAGAATGCCGAAACAGCTTTCTCTGATGCTGAATCTTTCAATGTCGATCTTCTTGTTGCTCCATCTTTAGACTTGAATGGTATGTCACAAATCGCAGAAACCAGACATGACTGTTTAGCAATAGCTGCTCCTTATGATTATCGTTCATTAGTAGGTAAATCTAATACACAAGCTACTCAATACATGATCGATAAATTCGGAACTATCAGTACCGATCCAAGTATGCTTTTTGATACCTTTGGAACATATACAAAGATTGTTGGTAATATGAAATACCAATACGACAAGTTCAATGATGTGAATCGTTGGATGTGTCTTGCTGGAGATATTGCTGGTCTTTATGCTCAGACAGATGCTAATTTTGATCCTTGGTGGGCAGCAGACGGATTGACTAGAGGAAAAATTAAGAATGTAATCAAACTTGCTTTCAATCCTAATAAAGCTAATCGTGATGCATTGTACGTAAATGCCATCAATCCGGTTATGAATATTGCTGGTGAGGGTGCAGGTATCTCTATGGGAAACAAAACAGCCACAGCTATTCCTAGTGCGCTTGATCGTGTAAATGTACGAAGACTGATGATCACTATTGAACGTGCTGTTGCTATTGCTGTTAAGGTTGGTCTGTTCGAATTCAATGATACTTTCACCAGAGCAAGATTAGTTGGTATCGTTGATCCTTATCTTCGTTCTGTGCAAGCAAGAAGAGGAGTAGTAGGATACAAGATTCAATGCGACTCGCTTAACAATACTCCTGAAGTTATTGCACAGAATGGTTTGGTTATGAATGTGTCCGTACAACCAAACAGAGTGGCAGAATTTATTAACGTATACTTCGATATCCTGGGAACAAGCACAACAATCACCGAGACTGTTTCCAATAATCAGTAACAAAAACCTCGGCACTTATTCATAAGTACCGACATTCCGTAACAAAAAGGGAAGCTATATCAGCTTCCCTTTTGCTTTTACAATGGTAACATTACATTACCGGATGCATAGTGACCTCCTATAAGTTTAATAACTTCCAGGCATGTGCAACGTTTGAAACTATCTTAATCTTTTTAAACGGTAGATCATACTATATCATGGTTCAAATTTGATGTCAATAAAAATATATAAATAGAAATAGAAGTTAAAATTCATCGGACTTTAAACTTAATCTTGCTAGTCCGACAAGAGGGAGGAAGCATCATGACCTATCAATCTAATCTAGTAGCGTCCGTAAAAGCCAATCACAAAATCGTAAAAGAAAGCAGATCACAAGGAAATGTAATTGTATACATTCCATTCGGAACAGAGTATTCTATTCTGTTCAAAAATCTTCATGCAAGAAAAGCTTCAGTGAGAGTTTCGATAGACGGAACAGATGTTCTTTATGGAAAATCTTTATTGATCGAACCTAACAAAGAATTAGAATTGAAAAGATTCTTGAACGACCTGAACAAAGGAAACAAGTTTAAGTTCATCGAGAAGACAGAAGAGATTTCAGATCATCGTGGAGACAAAATTGATGATGGAATTATTAGAATTGAATATCAATTTGAAGCTCCGTATACTAATTACTTTGTAAATCCTGCATGGTGGACAACTACTTTTGGTGGGACTTATAATGGCGGTCTTCAAAGAAGCTCATTATATTCTAGCAATATAGGTGGTTCGGCAGTTGGTGCTGCTGCTTGTAATGCTGGTGATGTAATGATGAAAAGTAGTATCTCTTCATCTATGAATTGTAGTATTATGTCTGATTCATTTACTCCTACTTCTGCTCCAGAAGGAATTACTGTTCAAGGTTCTACCTCTAATCAACAATTTCAACAAGGATATATTGGAGCACTTGAATCTCAAATTCATGTTATCAATATTGTGTTGAAAGGAAGAGCAACTCTTGACGAAGAAATACAGAAAGTAATATACAGCAGAGATAAAATTCAATGTCCGACTTGTGGACACTGGAACAAA